TAGTTGGAAAAGAGGTTGTCAGATACTTCCTTAAGTTTGGTGATAGATTCCTTAAAGTTAAGAGAGGAGTAAACAATACCACAGCTCAGTTCTGGTCTGCAGGAACATATATTAGACAGATCCCAGATCCAGTATCTATTGCATACGGTGGTGTTTCCACAATCGAGTCTCAGAGTAGTCTTGTTTCTGTTAAAGGTGGTGCTGAAGTAGGTCTCACAGAAAGAGAAACTGAAAGATTGATTATTACTCCAGACGTAAGTCCTAAGACTTCCACCAGAGTTATTACAACTGCAGTTCAACCACAACTAAACGTTCAATCAATTAGTCAGATTTCTTCAAAAGTTGTATATAGACTAGAACCTCCTGCAGGAAGTATTCTTTCATTCAACACTACACGAAAAGAGACATCAGTTCGATCTGTAGTACAAACAGTACATAGTGAATTTGTAATTAAAAAAGAATCCACCGAATTTTTAATCTTTACTCCACCTGGAGGTGTTGTTGATGGTTACGAAGAGAGTGCATTTATTGATGATCCAATTAAAACTAGATTGAATGGAATGGTAGATCTTTTGGATGATTATGGCGTAGTTCAACGTAACGGAAATACTATATTTGTTAAAAATTCCATTTTCAGTACATTTAATCAATATGTTGGAAACTATAAGAAAACTAATGTTGGTTATGTATTAAAACATTTTGATGGATTGTTTGATGATGGTACTGCAAATGTATCTGGTTATACACTTGCTGATGTTGAGTTCTATTTCCCTTCATTATCCATCAGAGATTTTATCGAAAGAGGAGAGTCTCAATACACACTAGGAGGAGAAAAATTCAATATACTACCACCATCTATTCAAAACCCAGTTGCTATTAGTTCTTCTGTGGGAACTATTGGCGGAGCAATTATTGTACAAGATACAACATCATTCCCAAGTTCCGGATTCCTATTTACCTCATCTGGATCTGTCATTGAATACACAAGTAAAACCACAAATAGTTTTGAAGGTTGCACTTTAACTAGAGGTCCAAACTCTATTGTTAGCGGAGATGAGTTGATTCCGTTTTCAAATTAATAAATAACGGTATAAATATAAATAACACAGGCACAAACACTACGTCGGAACAAACTAATGGCTGCTATTATATCTGATAAGTTTAGAATTTTTAATGCGAAGCAATTCCTGGAATCGCTATCGGAAACTCCTAGTACGAACATGTACTTTTTCGTTGGTCGTCCACAACCATGGAAGGCGTACTTAGAAGTATATTCAAAGTCTTCAACTAATTTTACTGTCGGAAATGAAGTGTTTGTTGGAACATATGGTTCCACTGCTTTCCGTGCTACTGTTTCTGCTGTTTATGATGGTGCCCTTCTTCTGACCGACGTTTTTGGTAGTAACGGTATTAATTCTGTTCCACCAACTGGCAGCACTTTATTAGAAACTGCAGATGGCGGTTCTAATACAACATTAGCTACAGCAACTACTGGTGTTTATCGCTACGGTACTGAGGACATTCCACCTCTTCCTCTCGACAACCAAAGAGAGAAAATGTCTCTCTATGATGAAATTATCGCTGCCAAACGTATTACAACCGATCTAGCAAGAACGGTTATTCGTCGTTACAACTGGGACGTTGTTGCGAACCCATTCTTTGATATGTGGAAACCTGATTACTCTGCTACTCCAGCAGGTGGAGGTCAAGTTGGTAAGCAAACTGCAACTAATGTTTCTGCAATTGCAGATGCTAAGTTCTATGTAATGAATACAAACTATGAAGTATTCAAATGTCTATACAACGGTCAGTCTCCTGCAAATCCAAATGGCGTAAATGCATCTGAAGAACCATCTACTTCTGGTGGTAACTATAATTCATCTACAGGCATCTACACAGAGACCACCGGAGGTCTTTATATTTGGAAGTACGTATATACTATTCCAACTGATGATGTTCTTAAATTCTTGTCTTCGGACTTTATGCCTATTGTATTGGCATCAGAATCTACTCGTCAAGCAGTAGAAGCTCTTGTAGTTGATGGATCACTTGATGTTGCTGTTATTGAAGATGCAGGATCAAACTTTACAGACGGAACTGTTTATACTAGTGTTAAAGGTGACGGAACTGGTGGTGTTGTAGAACTAACAATTAGTGGCGGTGCAATTACTGCTGCTAGCGTCTGGTCTCGTGGATCAGGTTATAGTTATGCTAATGTCCTCCTAGGAAATGGCAACCTCTTCTCTGATAGTGCATTAACATCTGCAGTTGCAACTCCCGCTAATGCCACTGGTGCTATTGAAATAGTTCTTCCCCCACAAGGCGGTCACGGTTCCGATATGGAGCTAGAACTCAATGGTAAGCGTGTAATGACTAACATTCGCCTTACATATGCAGAAGGTTCTGGTGACTTCCCTGTCGATAATGACTTCCGTCGCATTGGTATTATTAAAGATCCTCTTCTAACTGCTACAAATGCTGCTGCAACAGAATCTACTTATTCTGGTCTAAAAGCAATTAAAGTTAATCTCAATGGTGGATCTGGAGATTATGTTCCAGACGAAAGAATCACTCAGACTGTAACTGGTGGTACTGCATATGGAACCGTAGTTTCTTGGGTTCTTGATAGTGGTTCGACTACTTCGGGTGTTCTTAAGTATATTCAAACTAATGACGCACATACCGATCAAGGTATTGTAAGAGATTTTGAGAGCAATGGTTCTAACGCAGTTTCAGGAGGTCAGTCTTCTGCTGCTGGTGTAGTTGACACTGCTTACAATACTGGCGGTGCAGTTCTTCCATTACTAGGTCATACGTTTACTTCTGGTCTCTCTCCCTCAGAGATTAAGAACAATTCTGGTGATGTAATCTATGTAGAGAACCGTCGTCTAATTACTCGTGCTCCCGACCAGATTGAAGATATCAAACTAGTCATCGAATTCTGATTTCAATTTACAAGATTAATCCCTCCAGCAATGGGGGGATTTTTTTTATGTCTACTAAATAATATGAGGAAGACCATAGTATTATTGGCGGAGTACGATGCCACAGCAGACTAACTTAAACGTTTCTCCTTATTACGAGGACTTTGACGCAAGCAAGAATTTTTATAAGATTCTCTTCCGTCCTGGGTATTCCATTCAGGGAAGAGAACTAACACAACTCCAATCGATTCTTCAAAGTCAAGTTGAATCGTTTGGTAAGTTTGCCTTTAAACAGGGAGATTTAGTAATTCCTGGAGAAGTAGGTCTTAATACAAAATTAGACTATGTAAAGCTATCTTCTGTATCAGAAGTTGCTGTTAATGAAGACAATAATATCGTATATAAAAAATATGATATTACTCAATTAGTAGGTCAAACATTACGAGGTCTTTCTTCTGGTGTTGACGCTATAGTTTTGTCCACAAAGTTGTCTACAGAATCTTCTGCTGATACTGTATTTGTCAATTATATTAACAGTGGTAACTCCAGCACAGAACTCTCATTCAGACAGGGAGAAACATTAGAAGTAGTTGATGGTGTTAATACACCATTATTGGTTGTAGGAACTGACGGAAGTGTTCTACCAACTAGCATCAATGTAACTAATCCTGATACTGGGGAAGTAACTTCACTAGAAAGTCCCGCAATGGGATATGGTTCTGCTATTAAAGTAGAAGAAGGAATTTACTTCATAAATGGATTTTTTGTTCGCAACAAAGAAGAACTTTTAGTAATTGAAGAGTATTACGATAAGCCAACTGCTAAAGTTGGATTTACAATTACAGAAAAAATTGTAACACCCGAAGAAGATTCTTCTTTATATGATAATGCAATTGGATCATCTAACTATACTGCTCCTGGTGCAAATAGACTTAAAATTGAATTAAACTTAAAAGAATTTGAAATTGATGCAATTGCAGATAAAAATTTCATACAACTTATTACTGTTGTAAAAGGAGCAGTACAAAGAAGAGTAAAACCAACAGATTATAATTTACTAGAGCAAACTCTAGCAAGAAGAACTTTTGATGAGAGTGGAGATTATGTAGTTGACAACTTCTCTGTTGATGTTAGAGAATACGCACAGAGAGATGGTAATAGAGGACTCTATGCAATTTCAGATGATGGATCATTTAACGGATTGAATGCTGGCGATGCATATCGCAAAATGATTGCTAGTGTAGGTCCTGGTAAAGCGTACATTAAAGGATATGAGATTGTCAATAAAGAAACTAAGTACTTAGAAATTAATAAAGCTAGAGAAAATCTTGCAAGTGATAATGTAACTTTAAAGAGTAGAGGACTACCATCACTGAATATTACTAATGTGTATGGCAGTGTTCCTTTAAACAAGGAAGGATCTGATTTAACAGCATACCCAGAAGTATTTGTATATTCTACTTTTAATGATGGTTCTATCGGTTTAAACAATACTGAAGATAGCACTAGCTTAAAACAGACAGTTAGTAGAAGAGGATTAATATTTGATTCTAATATTGGTATTAAAACTTTAACAATCGAAATTTCTAGTACCACAAATACTTTATCTACTATTACCGATAGTACGTTCCAAACTACATTTAAAGATTTACATTTTATTAGAACCAGAGACGCCCAAGGAGCAGTTGTATCTACAAGTAGTGTACAAACATTATCATACTCAATAATTAATCGTCCAGAAATTAATAGTTCATCAGGAGTTCAGTTTTTTGAAGTAACAGTATTTGGTGACAAAAGTGAAGTAGAACTTCTCCTAACTGACTATGATGCAGGGGACAGTAGTTACAGAAGACAACTATATCTTTCTGTATCTGATCTATCTAATGATGTCAAATTTGGAACTATTGTTGATTACGGAGAAACATTTACTCCTGTTATTGGTAAAGTAAAACCAAATAACTTTTATCTAGAATCTAGAGGTGCTGGATTTGATGATGATTCGGATATTGTTATTTCAAAAGGACGTTTGCCTCAAGGAACTAGTTCCTATAATACTATTTTTGGATTGTCATATTTTGATCCACAATTTTTTACAAAACTTCTTCTAAATTCAACTCCACCAGATGGATCTTTTAGTGAAGGCAAATACGTTTATGGTCTGGATAGTGGCGCATATGGGGTTGTGGAAGGTGAATCTAATGGTACATATTCTACATCCAACATTTTGTTTGTCAAGACTATTTCAGGTAAATTTATAAGTGGAGAAACACTCAGAGACGAAGATCGTAATTCTGTAAAAATTGCAAAAGATAATACTATCTCCCATTTTATTGTAAGAAATAGGGGAATTGGTTATAGTCAAAGTTCAAAACTTTTAATTAATGGTGTTGAATACGACGGATCAAAAATTAACTTAGAATTTACTGCTATAGGAAATGTACTAAGAGCAGGAATCAACGACAGATCTGCTGTTTCTATTGAATATAGTCAACCACCTGCTGTATCTGTTATACAACCAGCTGGTTCTGGATCCCCATCAGAAATTGCAAATGTTGTACCAATTCTATTTAAAAATAGTGTAACTACATACACTCCACAAAATATTAAGTCTGTTGGTTGTAGGTATGGATCTGGAAATGCAAACACATTTTCTGCAGATATAGTTATTGATAGTCAACAATATTCCGAAATTAAATCTGTAACAGATTTTACGTTTTTTGGAACAAAGGGAACTCTTTTCTTAGAATCCACAAGTTTCAGTGCAGATGCAAGTGAATTCTTAATTCAAGGAGATATTATTCAATTTTCCGATGAAGATAATAACGTAGTTCGCACAATCGTACAAAAATCTACAAAACAAGAAGGTTCGGTAAAAACTAGAATTTATCTAGATTCTGCTCTACCAGGAAATGTTTCTAACACTAGTGTTGTTCGTCTTCGTCCTAAAACAGTAAACCCAAATTCTGGAACATTACTTTACCCAACTGGTAGCAGGCAAGTTAAAAAAATCTCTGCTGGAGGCGATGAAACAAAAATTAAATATTATTTCAGAAGAGATTTTGTTACTACAGCTTCTTCTGGTGGTGGCAAGATTACTTTTGCGGCACAACTTCCATTTGGTACACAAAGATTTACAGCATTTTCAGAAAGAAACTATATTATTACTGTATTAAATCCGGGTGATGCGCCAGATATTGAAACGGGTGATATCATTTATGTTGATCCAGATAATGTAAACATTAGTTCTGCTACTGATACTGCAAGTGGTCTAACTTCGGGTAGTATTAGTTTAGATCTTCCATCAACTTATTTTGGAAACATTCCATCAAATGGAACTTTCCCTAAGTTAAAATTGACTTCTACTCTTGAAGTAACAAATGCTAAACCAAGACTCAAAACTTCTGTAGAAAATAAGAGAATTGTAGTTTCTTCTTCTGGGGATAGAGTTATTCCATTCAGAGGAACTGATTATGATAGTGAAGTTGTTGAAAGTTTATCTTATTCTGATGCTTATAGATTGAGATATGTTTATGAAGGAACTATCTCAAAAGCACCTGATGTAGATACTGCCGGTAATTTGATCACAGGTAAAGACGTTACTGAAAGATTTACTTTTGATGACGGACAGAGAGATACGTTATATGACGTATCTAGAATTGTTTTAAAACCAGGATTTGAAAATACTTCGGGGCAATTAGTAATCGCATTTGATTATTTCGAGCATTCTCAAGGAGATTTTTGTACCATTGATAGTTACCTCCATGAAGCAGGTGTTGTTGAAGATCTAATTCCAGATTTTAATTCTAACGTTCATGGAATTATTGAGTTAAAAAATGTTATTGATTTTAGACCAAAAGTAGATAGCAATACTATTATTCCTGGATATCAAGATACTTCTTCCCTATCAGAGGCAACTAGTCAGTTTGCTGGTCCTGGATCAGTAATTACAAGTTCTCCTGCTCCGGATTCAAATCTGGAATTCACTATCTCATTTAGTCAGGTTCAATATCTCAGTAGAATTGATGGCATCTTCTTAAATAAGACTGGAGAATTTATTATCAAGGAAGGTAATTCATCTCTCAATCCAACAAAACCAGATCCTGTAGATGATGCAATTGCGCTTTTCTATGCTTATGTACCTGCATACACACAAAGCAGCAAAGATGTAAGAATTACGCCCGTAGATAATCGCCGTTATACAATGCGCGATATCGGTAAACTAGAAAAACGTATTCAACGCCTTGAGTATTATACCACTCTTAGTATTCTAGAGCAACAAGCTCTCAATATGCAGGTTAAAGATTCTATCGGATTAGACAGATTTAAAAGTGGTTTCTTAGTAGATAATTTTGAGGAGCATAGAGTTGGTAATCTAAAATCTATTGATTACGTTTGCTCTATCGATAGTCAACAATCTGTATTGAGACCACAATCAAATGAAGATTCATTTGCTTTGATGGAAGTTAATACTAGAGAAGATCAAAGGTCTGTTGCTGGATATCAAAAATCTGGAAATATTATTACTTTACCTTATTCTGAGTTAAATTTAATTTCAAATTCTTCTGCTTCTAAGACTTTAAATCCAAATCCTTTTGTTGTTATTCAATATGTTGGAGACGGTGAGATTTCTCCATCTATCGATCAGTGGTATGACAAAAGTGTAGAACCTCTTATTGTTGACACTAATACAAGTTTATATTCTATTTTCTTAGCAAAGGAAAACACCAAAGAAAGTTATTCGAGTTTACACAATTCATTCTTAATTAACTGGGTTGGAACATCACCATCGTTTGTTGCTATCAACTCCTTAGGAGAATCTTCTACAAAAAATGCAGTTTCATCTGTTGGATCAGCATCTGTGGGAAGTTCCTCAAACATTAGTCCTCAAAATAATGAAATTGGAAAAGGTATTGTAAGCAACAATATTGGTGAAAGATTAGTTTCTTCTTCTATACAATTTTATGCTAGAAGCATTCCTGTAAAATTTGTTATCAAAAGACTAAAACCAAATACAACTGTTAACGTCTTCATGGAAGGCAGAAATATTAACAGGTGGGTAAATCCAGATTTAAGATTTACTGGAATGGCAGGTAACTCACTATCCACATTTGGTGGGGTTGTGGTAACTGATGAAAGCGGATCTGCTAGTGGTATTATTTTAGTGCCAGCAGGGGCACCCCCAACAGAAAACACTACTTGGACTGGGGATATCAATACCGTAAGCTATGATGCATCAGGAGAAGAAATTAGAATTGCTACTGGTGTAAAAACTATTAGATTTACTTCTAGTGCTACTGATGAAAGTAAAGAAAAAGTTGCTTCTTATGCAGAAGTAAAATATTATGCTACCGGTATTTTACCACAAAATCCATCTAGTATTGTTTCAACAAAACCATCTTACTTCAAATCCAACGAAGGAGTTCAATCTGTTAATAGCAATACAGACAATCCATTAAAACCAAATCCTGTAGCTCAGATTATCAAGATTGAAAATTATGACGGTGGAGTGTTTGTCACTGGTTTAGATCTATTCTTTAGTAAAAAGAGTGATACTATTCCACTGAGAGTTTATTTGACTAATATCGATTCAGACAAACCAGCAAAAAATATTCTTCCCGGAACAGAAAAAACTCTTTCACCGAATACTTACCTAAGATGTTATACAAATGGTAATGTTTCTGTAACTAAAGGAGAATTTATAACGGGAGTGTCAACTGCTGCCTCTGGTCCTATTTCCAAAATCATTGATAAGAACGGTGTAGAGTTAACACCATCTACTACTGGAATCTTTGCATTAACAAACGATCAAGTATATACAATTGTGCTTGACAATCATAATGGTAAATCTTTTAGACCCAATGAAGATTTATCTATTCCTTCAGTTACTAATGCAAATGCAACTGGTGGAACAGATTTAAAATTAACGATTGCTAAAGATAGTGGAAAGATTTCAGATATCAAAATTGTCAATACAGGTCAAAATTACGACAGTGCAATTTTGACAATTGAAAGCCCACAACTTCCTGGAGGATCATCTGCTACTGCTCGTGTGGAAGTTTCTGATGGTAAAATTTACAATGCAGAAATTTCTTTAAGTGGTATTGGATATACAGAACCGCCTTCAGTAGTCATCAGAGGTGTCGGAAATGGGGCAGGAGGTTGTGTAATCCAAACCTTAATAGAAATTGACACACCTGCAGTCAGAATGGGCGTAGCGGTCGATAGAGATGGAGTTACAAACTCCACGACACCAACTAAGTTTAAATTTGACTATCCAGTATACTTACAGAATGATACAGAATATGCTTTAGTTGTAGAGACAGATTCAACCGATTATGAATTATGGGTTTCGGAACTTGGATCTAGTGATATTTCCACAAGTAGTATCATTACATCACAACCATCTTTAGGTTCTCTATACAAATCACAAAATACTGATATTTGGACGGAAGATTTAGATCTAGATTTGAAATTCAATCTCTATAGAGCAGAGTTTGATATTAGTAGACCATGTGATCTTTTACTTACGAATAAAAATTTAGGATATGAATTACTAGACAAAAATCCTATAGAGACAAATGCTGGATCTGATACAAATGCTACATCAACTTTATATAAGAGTAATAATAGCATTGTAAAAGTATCCCATAGAAATCATGGGTTTGATAGTTCAGAAAAATCTTATGTTTTCTATAAAGGAGCTTTAGAAACGGGAGGAATTACTGCCGATATTATTAACACTAATCTTTTTAAAGTTACAAACATAGGTATCGATCAGTACAATTTAACTTCAACAAACCAAGCATCTGGCAATAGTGTTGGTGGTGGCGATAGTGTTTATGCAATTTTCAACAGAAAATATGAAACTCTTTATCCACAAATTAATTACCTCACATTTAGTGATACTAAACTAGAAAGTTTCGTATCAACTACTAATGCTGTTCCTGTAGACTCTTCAACTACAAATTATACATCATATTCTCAGACAGAATATGAAAAAACTTTCTTAAATGAATCGCATTTCTTTACAAATCAAAAATTAATTGCTTCTCGTATTAATGAGACTTTGAATAACTTGGAAAGATCTCTTACATATAAGATGTCTCTAAGTTCCACAAAATCAACTTTATCACCTGTAATTGATTTATCAAGTGCTTCTGTGAAAACAGTAACTAATAGAATTGAAAATGCAAAAGGAAAAGAAGACAGATTTGGTTCTAGAAATCAAATCATCAAATTCTTTGACGTTTATACTTTCCAATTAACAGGACAAGCTGGAATTGGTATTACTGAAAATCAGACAATTAAGGGTGCTACTTCAAAGGCAGCAGGAACTATCGCAAGAGTTGATGGAAGCACTGTTGTTGTCAGAGTAAAAACAAAACAAACTTTTACTGCTGGAGAATTGGTTGCTTTTGCAGAGCAAACATCATTAACTTCTGTTACTGTTGATGGAGCTCCATCAAAGGTAAATCTTTCTATCGAAGATGGTGCAACTATCACTGCAAGAAATCCAAGTAATATTACTGGAGATACTTACGACAATATTATTTTTGGTAAAACTGTTTCTTGGAATAACCAAACTGAAATATTAACTTTAAAGAATGACAATAGACCAATCGTAGATGATTATACTGGAAGAATTCAGGATAATCCAGAAGCATTTAATAGAAATGCAGTTATTGGAGATCAAGGTCGCGACATTTTTAGAGTTGGAGATTTTATCAGTTATGCAGATCAATCAGATACACAAGCTGCATACTGGGAAATTGGATCAGTCACATATTCAAATGGAACTGAATTTGTTGCTGAAGACACCTCCAAAAATAGTTCTTCCGTTGCAAAATATATAACTAAAGAAATTTCAATTTCAAATCCAGGAACTTCAATTGACGTTCATCTTTTAATGAATGCTAAAGAAATTTCTGATATTGAAGTTCTTTATAAGTTCAAAAAAGCATCCAGTCAAGATAACTTTGATGATATTGATTGGGAATACTTTAATGGAAACGGTCAACCTGATGTTGCAGAAATTGCAACTCCAGAAAATACTATTTCTAGTGCTGTCGAGAAACAATCATCTTACCAAGATTTAAAGTATAGTGTATCCAACTTACCTGAATTTTCTACTTTTGCAATCAAAATTGTTATGAAAAGTGTAGACCCAGCATTTGTGCCAAAAATTCAGGATATTCGTGCTGTAGCATCATTCTAATTTCCGCGTATGTCTTATATTAAAGTTTCCGGGCATGATGGTCTTGTCAGAGACGAGACCACAGGTGCCATCTTGAATCACGATGATTCTGCTATACAAGCAAGACGTAAACAAAGACAGTTAAATTCCGCGTTGGACGACATAAATATGTTGAAGAATGAAATCTCGGAAATTAAATTCCTACTTAGAGAGTTAGCAAAAAATGTCAGCAGTTAATGTAGCACGTACTGATACCTTTGAACAACAGAGGGTCAAAATTAATACGATTAGTACAGCATTATTTAATGTCACTTCTGGTGGTTCTGATCTATCTACTGGCAATTTAAAATTGGGGGATGGAACACTAGGTGCTCCATCTCTAGCATTTGTAAACGAAGACAATTTAGGTATTTACCGACCAGCAATTTCCACTTTTGGATTTGCTGCAGGTGGAAAAAAGATTACCGATATTGGACTGTCTAGTATCACATCTTTTCAAAATATTATTGTTCAACAGAAAAAACTTCTTCAAAGTGGAATAAGTATCCAATCTGTTGGGTCGAATTACGATACAGGAAGTTATACTGATATTGCTATTGTAGGTGGTAGCGGACAATTTGGTACTCTTGATATTGAAGTAACTGCTTGGAATGGAGCAGTTACGAATCTCGGTAGTCAATACTACAATGGCAGTTTCACATCAGTTCCTTTACTTGGTGGTAATGGCAATGGTGCTACAGCAAACTTTGAAGTAGACCCAATTGATGGTACTATTGATGATGGCGGTACTGCATATAAACCAGGAACTTATACTGGTGTTCCTCTAACTGGTGGTAACGGATCCGGAGCAGAAGCAACTGTTGATATCCAGGGCGGAGCATCTCTTAGTGGTACTATTACTCAGGGTGGTACTGGTTATGTTGATGGAAACTATGCATTCGTTCAGTTATTCAATACTCCAACACAAACTTTTGTAGTTACTGCGATTGCCAATCCAAATGCTGGTAATCCTGGTGAACCAAATTACATTTATGCAATTGATGGAAATACCCAACCATCATTGACAATGGTTGAAGGTAACACATATCGTTTTGATATGTCTGATACTAGCTTAGATCCTTCTAATGGTGCAGATGCTGGTGCTAATCATAGAATGACATTTCAGATGGCAGATGGATCTTCGCCTGATGTAAATGAATATGAATTTTTTGTTAAGGGTGCTATAGGAACTACTGGTGCATTCCAAGATTTAATTGTAAAACCTGGAGCTACAACTGGCACCAATGCTATCAGATATGACTGTGCCAATCATCAGAATATGGCACCTGCGGGTGGAAACATTACAGTCAATACTGGTGCTGCAGGAAGTCATGGTGTTAGTGCATATGCTGATATTACTATTAGCGGTCAGGCAGTAACAAATATTGTATTCATTGCAGATGGTAGTGGTTATAAATCAGGTGATGTATTACAAATTTCAAATCTTGATGTTGGCAATGCTGGATCTGGATTTGAATTTACAGCATCTGGAATTGTATTAACAGGTGTTGTAACAACTGTTACTATTACACAAAGTGGAACAGGATATCAAACTAACGATGTCCTAGGTATAAATGATTCGGATGTTGGATCTGGCGGTACTGGTTCTGGATTCCAATATACTATAACATCTCAACCAGGGATAATTAAGAATTTTGCTCCAGCACAAAAAGGCACTGGATATCAAGTAGGAGATGTCCTTTCTTTAGGTCAAGGTGTTACTAACATCTCTGCATATGCTCCAGGACAGTCTATTTCTTATGCCACCACACTCTCTATTAGTAGCGCATCGTTTACAATTTCTGACACTTCTGCGTTGCAAGTTGGCATGTATGCTGCTTCTAGTGCAGGAGATACAGGATCTCTTGATCCAGTATCAACTATTCAGAGCATTGATAGTGCAACACAAGTTACTTTGGATATTGTACCGTTAGGTGGTGGTACAGCAAACATTGTATTTACAACTCAAAATTTATTCCAAGTTACTGTTCCAGACACCACTGGAATGAATATTGACGATATCGTCGAAAAAGTTTCTGGTGCAGGTATACTCGATTCAGGAACAACAGTTGCTAATGTTGATGATGCTACGACTATTACACTATCATCTCAACCAACCACCGCTGGTCCTATTGTACTGAGTGTTCTTCCTCCATATGGAAATCCAGCAGATGACTTTGAATATACAATCAATAGTCTTGGTGCTATCGATACTATAACAATCAATGGATCTGGTAATGGATATGCTATCGATGATATACTAAGTGTTTCTCCATCAGATTTAACACAACCACTAACTATACTAGTAACAGCAAAATACGTACAAACTGTATCATTTACTCAAACTATCGCTTCTGGATGGGTTTCTGCCGGAGATAGCATCAAGGAAGTTGATGGAGTAGCTACTGGAGTAACTGCAGTCACTACTCCAGATAAAGCACCAGATGTAACTGGTCCACTTACTGCTACATTGAATAGTGGAAGTGCTGTTGTAACTCTATCGTCAACAACTGGAATTAATATTGGCGACATTATTTCAGAAAACGCTAGTGGTAATATTCCTGTTGATCCAACAGTTGTGAGCGTTGATAGCGCGACACAAATTACAATGAGTGCTCCTGCATTACAGACAGCAACTCCAAGTCTATCATTTACATCAGATGAAGCAGCGACATATTCTGATTTAGCAACAACAGGTGGCACTGGTAGCGGATGCACTGTAGATGTAACTAGAAATAGTCTGGGACAAGTAACACAAGTTGTAGTAAATCAAGGTGGTGTAGGATATACTGCTGGAGAAACTTTAACGGTATCTGGTACTTTAACTGGTGGAACTTCTCCAACACATGATATTACAGTAGATGTTGCTGGTGCAACTAGCAGCACTCCAGGTGAAGTAATTTCTGTAACAGAATCTGGTGGTAATATTACATCGATTTTGGTAGAAACAGACCAGGGTTCTCCTTATGCTAGCGCACAATCAATTATAAAATCTGGAACAACAAGTCCAATATACACAATTGATACTGCTTCATCAACTAGTGTCAGGTTCTATATTGATCCAGATGGCAATGGCGCACAACTAACACCAAACTTAACTCTATACGCAGGATCTACATACAGGTTTGATTTATCAGATCAATCTTTATCTGGAACACAGTTTAATGTTAGTACATTTGCTGATGGTTTTAACTCACCATCCCGCGTAGCAGCAGTATCGACATCTTTAGATAATACTTCTAGAGTTATTACAGTTGCGAGCACGGCAGGAATTGCTGTGGGAATGATTCTAACTAAAGATAGTGGAGATGGTGAGTTAGAATCTGATACCAGAGTAGAAAGTGTTGATAGTTCTACACAGATTACCTTAACACAGATTCCAACAACTTCTGGTGCTACTGTAGTAACATTTGCTGGCGCTCCATATACAGATGGTGTGACAACTGGAGCCGGATTCCTTGATTTAAAAATTACTAATAGTACACCGTCACTATATTACTTTGATAATGGGTTATTTCAGAATGCTGGCGGCGCAGATGGAAATGAAGCAGTAATTACTATAGATCCAAATAACCCAAAAGTATTTGGATCTGGATTCCAATTGAGAGTTGTCGCAATTCAAGAATCTGATGTTATCACCAGTAATGTATTGGATGGAACATTATCAGCTGTTAAAGTTGTTGCAACTACTGGTGAAATTGACTCAATTATTGGAACAGACATTAGTGTTTCCACTACCGAATCTAGTGTCAGTGTTACAACTCCACTTGTAACAAATAGTACAACAGGACCATTAACTTTAACTGGAACATCTATTGATACTACAAATAATTTTACAGTTGGGTTATTTTCAGTAGATCATGCAACTGGAGATGTTCTCACATCAGGAGAACTACAAGCATTAACTAGGTTAAATGTCAACAACAAATTGTTTATTACCGATAATGTAATTTCAACTGATGCATCTTCCGACTTAATATTAACTGCTCCCACAGGAAGAGTAACACAAGTTACTGG